TGTAAACAGCGCAGGTTGCTGTGCGTGGGTGGCGGCGCTCATGTCAAACTCTCCCTGCATCCAGCACACCGCCAGCAACACATTTTTCGGGTTCTTCTGTAATGCAGCTTTAGTGCGCGCAATCAGGTCCTGATATAATGGTTTACCCACACCCCAGCGCGCCGAATCCTGGCTGGCCCCCGTATCCGCACTGAATGTCCCCTCCGCGCCCTGGGTGAATGCCGAACCACCACGGGAGCAGGGAACAAGAAGAATCCCGGCATTTTTGGGGATATACGGCAGCAGACGTTTGGCAATATGTAAGCCCTGGCCGACACAGCCGTACTGCCCTTTGCTCAGGTCTGCCTTCGGATGATTCAGCGTACTCATATCCTGCACATCATGCAGGCAGTGGTCGGCCGGAATAATATCGTTATATCTGCAGGCAGCCCCACCCGGCGTAACTGTACTGCGGCGCGCCAGCTGTTTAATGCGCGGATCCGGAGCATCGTATGAATCCGGAAGCGGAAGCCCTTCCCCGTAAGCCATTGCATTGGACTGCCCGGCCAGTACGATGACGTAGTACCAATCCGGCTCAGTTGCACCACTGACCACCACATCACCTTCTGCTGCAATCGCCTGCATCAGGGTATAAGGGGTTATGGCCACCGGACTACCAAACGGCTGCCAGCCCTCTTTCAGTTTGTGTGTCAGCTTTTCCGCAAGGTCTGACGGCGACGCCGCCCTGACAACATCGTAATGTTTAATCGACATCGAATTTCTCCCGTGTACAGGAACAGAGTTAAAAAGCCGGAACCGGAATCAAATCACAGGATGACCATCTGCCAGTGGCAAGTCATAAAAAAAAGGCCGCGCCATGCGCAGCCAGAACTCACAAGGAAAATGATAGAAGGAAATAACATTAGTGATGTACGCATGGCGCCTCCCGCTAAGTTCTGCAATGATCAAACAGAACTCGCTACGTGCCCTTAAAACTCGATCATTTAGCCCCTCCAAGGAGGATTCACCATGCGGTTGGTTTTTTAATAAACAGTAAACAAAAAAGTCAAGAATTATTCATTCTGTTCTTTCATCATCGGCCACAGCAATACCACAATGCCGCAGACCAGAGCGCCATCAGTCAGTACCAACATTATCCTGCTGGTGAAATCCATCATCACCATCACTAAAAGCAGGATCACAACAGCAAGCAGACACAGTTTATAAAACAATGTTCAGAAAACGCATTCAGCATGCCTAAGGTTCTATTCCTACGAATAGCCAACTTGCAACTTAAAATATTATTTATGCAGCCAATTAAATTCTGGTCCTTACAATATCAACCTGAAGATTCTTATCTTGTGCTGATTGATAAATGACAAACCTTTTACTACCTGCATTGAAAGAAGTAGACAAAACCAGACAATTATCATAACGAGCAAGAACATAATACCAACCATCATTATAATTAATCATTTCATATTCTTTCTTAAACTGCGGTTTGTAATATCCTGTCAGAAATGAAAAAAGCCAGAAATATGCCACAAAAGCAATCATCACAATCTCAAAAAAATGTTTTTTTATAAATGGCTTATCATAGAAGCATGATACCGATAAAAATCGCCCATAAGATCTTATCGAAATTGTAACCGCCAGCGCAATCGCTGCTGACAGTAGCAAAAGAGGTACCTGAATCTTCTGTCTCAATATAGAAAACTCAATAATTGCCGGCACAAACAATAATTCCACAGCAAAATAAAGGCGAAATACATTTAGCTCTTGCATAGAATGTTTTCTTTTCACTGCGAAAAAGAATACAACACCAATACCCCAACCGATAAGAAATATAGCAATGACGATAACTGCAAAAAATAAACTTCTGGCAACATCATCAACACCTGCACCTACAATCCACCATGGGAAGCCGTAGTAAAAAGAAGTACCCCATCCATAGAAATAAGCACTCCCCCATCCAAGGCATCCCATGTAGGCAATAAAAAGTGAAGAACTCCTGAGCAGCGCACCATCCTTCATAACCACCCCAATACAAGATGATAACATTGGCTTACAACTCATAACAAAAGCAATTCAATGCCGTCAAGAGGTTACAGGCTAAAAAAACTCTATTACATTGCAGTCAGCATGTTTACTACACAAATACAATTCAGAGCATAAAAACTACTCGGCGGCAGGTTATTGAGACTCATCAATGACATGTAAAAAACGCCCATTATTGGTGTCAAGTTTCCCCAAAGTTATTCAAAAAGTCAATATTATGCCGTTAATATGTTGCCATCCGTGGCAATCATGGCGCTAACGTGTGATCGCATTCAAAATGTTGTCTGCGATTGACTCTTCCTTGTGGCATTGCACAACCAGAGCGTCATACAGCGGCTTAACAGTGCGTGACCAGGTGGGTTGGGTAAGGTTTGGGATTAGCATCGTCACAGCGCGATATGCGGCGCTTGCTGGCATTCTTGAATAACCGACGCCTTTACATCTTCCGCACTCTTTCTCAGCAACTATCCCCCACTGCTCTGTTTTGGCTATATCAACCGCACGGCCTGTACCGTGGCAATCTCTGCATCTTGCGCCCGGCGTAGCGGCACTACGGCAATAATCCGCATAAGCGAATGTTGCGAGCACTTGCAGTACCTTTGCCTTAGTATTTCCTTCAAGCTTTGCCACGCCACGGTATTTCCCCGATACCTTGTGTGCAAATTGCATCAGATAGTTGATAGCCTTTTGTTTGTCGTTCTGGCTGAGTTCGTGCTTACCACAGAATACAGCCATTCCGAATCCGGCTTGTGATTGCGCCATCCCCATAGCAGCCATCACATCAGTACCGGAAAGAGAGTCAGAAGCCGTGGCCCGTGGTGAGTCGCTCATCATCGGGCTTTTTGGCGAATGAAATTTAGCTACGCTTTCGAGTCTCATGCGCCTTCTCCCTGTACCTGAATCAATGTGAGGTTTCCGCAGAACACTGCGCCAGTATCGATATACATCTGGTTGGCAAATTTGAGTGGTTTCACTGCTGGCGTATGACCAAAGATGAACGTGTCCGCGCCTTTGATTTCTTTCACGATCCCGTCTTGTGAGTTGCTGATTCGTTCGCGGTTCCAGATTACCTGCTGATGATCAACTGGCTTTCCAAACTCGTATTTATCACAAGGATAATCGGCGTGGCAGATGACATATTTTTTTCCTTTACTCACCAGTTCGATGATTAACGGAAGTTCATCTGCTTTATGGGCAAGAGCTTTAGCCAGAATTTCTTTGTCGTAATCGAGATTAAAGAACCAGCCACCGCCATTAAGCAGCCAGTGATTGACGTTTCCACGCTCTGATAAGCCATCAATCATCATTTGCTCATGGTTTCCACGTACAGCTCTGAACCAGGGGAATGTGATTAATTCCAGGCATTCTACGTTCTCTGTACCGCGATCAACCAAATCGCCCACCGAGATAAGCAGGTCTTTTTTGGTGTCGAATCCTATCGTCTCCAGTTTTTTCATCAGGTTCGTGTAGCATCCGTGCAGATCGCCAGCTACCCAAATATTTCGGTATTTGCTGCCATCAATTCTTTCGTAGATATTCATGCAACCTCACTTCTGCTGTTTCGCAGTTTTTTAAGTTTCTGTTGATACTCCGCCTTGATGGCCCTGCACTCTTCGACAGTCCAGCGATAGCGGTTATGGTTTGATTCGATTTCCTCTACTGCTTCCTGCCCGATGCGGCTAATCAGTTCGACGCGATACGGAACGAGATTTCCGCTTTTGTGCTGGTTGCACACCACGCATTGCTTGTGAATATTGCGTTCATCAAATCGGAGTTGAGGCGCCGCAGCAGTTGTCCGGTAATGTCCGGCATCCCACTGAGCAGACGTGAGCGTTCCGCACGAGATACATGGTAAGTCGCGGTCTCTTTCTCTGATGAAGGCGTTTACGGCTTGTTGGGCTTGTTTAATCCAGTAACTGCGGGGCTTTAAGGCGAGTTTTCGAATCTTAATTTTATCTTTCTGTTTCTGCTCCTCTCGTCGTCGTTTCTTCTCTGCTGTTTTTTCCGCCTTTTCGCGTTCTTTATTTCGTCGTTCGAGCGCTAATTTAGTTCCGTGTTCCGGGCTGCACCACCACTGATTTGAGAATGCCGGGTGAAACCATTCCTTACAGATTTTGCATTTCCTTCGCGCTGGTTTAGCCATTAAGCAGCCTCCCCTGTTACTTTAAGCATTCCGTTATCTAGCAGCTTTCTTGTCAGCCACTGTTGACCACGCCCGGTGATTTTTGTGGTGAACGATATCTGTATTCCGTGATTTGTGTTGACCGCTGTTTCTTTCACTGTGAAATAGCCACGATCCATATATTCCTGCATTGGCACATTGCGCCGGGAGCCTGAAGCAATAAGGATTTTGTGATCGCGCATCCACGCAAACAGTTTGTTTGGACCAATACCAACAACCTTTGCAAAGTTTCCAATCAAAATTCCGCTGGACTCGCCAACGCGATCGGCAAACTCAACTTTAGGTGCTGCGAGAGCAAGCTGTTTCTCCAGTTCAGCCTTCTGGTCTTCAAGGTCGGCCGCAAGGCGCAATGCCTCAGAAAAGGTTTGTGGTATTTTCGCGGTTGCCCCTTCGAGTTCTCGCCAGCGGTCAACAAGGCGAGCGGTGAATTCCGGCGACAACTGGGCAACGACAATAATGCTGTCGCGCTTACCTTGTTCGCCCTCAAAAACGTAAGCCTCTACGCCACGAAGTAATCCTAAGTTATTGATTTTTTCGAAAACCACCATTGGGGGATTTCGGATCACACCTCGAACCGCCAGTCGTTCAATGGATTGTTTCACCTTGTCATGACGACTTCCCACCAACTCAGCGATTTCAATGCTTGTCATTTTGATGGCATTGCTATTTATCAGCTCATTCATTGTCATGTCCTCTCACATTGAAAATTCAGTAATAAAAAACCCAGCCGAAGCTGGGTTTGTTAAGTTGTCAATTGTCAGTAGCGATGCAGTGAAGGCGGCAACTCTTTGTTCTTAAGCCTTACCCATGCGGAAAGGTTCGTTGGTCCGTCTGGCTCATTAATATCAACATCTCGTGTGTGGTTGATTAAAACATCTCTCGCCATTCCGATAACATACGAAAACTCATGACCGTAGTCGTAGCATCTGCCGGAATAGTTCGATTGAATTTGTTTTAGCGCCGGATACAGTTCGCGGAATAATGCCTGTGAGCGGTTAGCATAATCCCATAACCATACAAGGCTGTTTGCTTCTTTTGCGGAAAGCTCGTTGGTGCTCTTCTCTTGTTTGCCAGTATTTTTCTTGCACTGGCTGAAATAGCAGTCTTCCAGTTTTTCGAACACATCCCACGCCTGATCGGTTTCGAGCATTTTGGCGTGACGGGCTGCTCCGCGTTCTGTCCAGAGGATGAGGGAGCGGGCATTTTTACCAACTAACCCGATTGTTTCGGGTCTGTTCTTAAACTCGCGTAATTCGTTTTTTTCAATTTTAAAGTAATGCTTTCCGGGCATGAATCGCGTCGTGTTGTTCAGAAAGTTATCAGAAATGTTTTTGATTTTTGTTCCGTAAAGGTGAGCCAACAGTTCAGTAGTAATTACGGGGATCTGGTTATAGGTAACAGGGGAAAGGTTTTCGACAGAAATTTGAACAGCCATAATGACCTCGCGTTTCGATAATTTTTACCTCGCCACCGTCAGGTGCTAATCATCGTGGTGGCGAACTGTGCGGGGTTAGCACTACCGGTCGAAACATCCGGCGAGCCTTTCGGCTCCCCCACACAGCCCGCCATAAATCGCGAATGTGACTGTGCTTAGCGCATAAAAAAACCGCCAGCGCGGTTATGCACCGTTTCGATATCCGGGGTGCTAATCCCGACGCCAGATTTTGCTGGCGCGTGAGGAATATAGCCCCGAATAAATCATCGCGTCAATCACCTTGTTTTCCTCGCACGATGTCTTAGCCACCGGATATCCCACAGGTGAGCCGTGTAGTTGAAGGTTTTTACGTCAGATTCTTTTGGGATTGGCTTGCGTTTATTTCTGGAGCGTTTCGTTGGAAGGTATTTGCAGTTTTCGCAGATGATGTCGGTGATACTTCTTCGCTGTCGCCTCATGCCGCCATCCTGACGCCCTGCCCGATCGCCATCAATGCCGCTTTGGATACAGTAGTAAACATTCGTCGAGGACTGATGAACGGTCGCCAAATCAGCAGCATGGAGCCTTTGCTGTTTCCCTTCTTCTCCAGCCCTGTCGATGGTTCGATAAAATTAATCCGTCCATCAGTGATAATGCGAACTTCGTCGACACTCTCCAGAGCCTTGCTGAACCATCCGACTGACATATCCTCTGGCACAAGCATCACTACCGTCTGTCGCTGTTGTATGCACTGCTCAGCGGCTTTTTCCACCCACGGCCTGATATTGCTGTACGGTGGGTTATTCCAGATTGCACCGTGGCTTATCCACTCAGAATTTAGCGCGTCGTCGGCCTCAGTTAGCCAGTGAGCGCACAGAGCATTTTTGTCGCTCGCAGCTGAATCCAGCCAGAATCCAAACTCAATATCCAGTGCATCAAAAAGCCAAAGCGGCGTTTGCCAGCAGTCCTTGTCGTGTGATGGCGTATTTGATTTGATAGTCATGCAGCTCTCCCTTTTCGTTGTGACCATTCATACTCTCGCCAGGAGTCATCACTCCACCGCACGTTGCGCTCTGAGCCGAACCAGAACATGATTTCGATAAGCTCAGTCATGCTGGCCTTCCGCATTTTGCTGGTACGCACGCCAAGCATGACAACGCCACCGTCGATACCAGGCACACTTCGTTGCTCCAGTTTTTTGGTCTTAAGCCACAGGGCAGTGAACAGGTCTTTCCAGTCTTCCGGCGCCAGCCGTTGACCATGCCATAGCACCTGACGCGAAACATCGTTCAGCATCGGCCACATACGGTCATTCTGCGCTTTGCTGCGCTTGGGTTCTTTAACGTGGACTTCGTGGGGTGACTTGTCGTCGATGGGTAGTGAGAGAATGGCGTCTATGGCGTTATTTCTGATTGCTTCGTTGCGAAGCAGAAAGGTTTGCTTCATCTCCTGCTCTCCGGTTCCATTTTTCAGCCGCCGCAGCAACTGATGGTGCCCATGCCCCCCTGGCTTCACAGAGGTCACATTCTGCATAGCCCCACACATCAATATTTATTCCGGCCTCAACCCACAGACGAGCATTACCGCCGCAAAACGGACATTCTTTTAGCTTTGGCTGGGTTAATGATAGGTCGCTCATGCTCACTCCTTCACTTAAAATCCAGACTCCGGATAATTCTGTTGCGCTGAAACTCATTGTTGAGTTTGAACAACCGTCGAAGAACACGGTCACGCGGATAGCGTCGTGCGGCAGGTGAATGCTCATACAACTCATCAAGCGGCAAACTGGACGATGAACGATACCGATACCAACGCACCAACTCTTCACGAAAATTAGCCCTGACAAGCTCAGCTATCGTACTCATTTCTTAAAACCTCCTCAAACGNACAGAGCGATTGTGATGCCTTAAAAGCGATTTATTGAAGTGATATTTGCTTAATCGAAATTCTTTTCTTTGATTCCTGCGGCCCTGATGGCTTTCATTACTGCAATTACCGTTTTGTCACGCCCATCCTCATAACCCATCGCATAAGCACCTTCTTCACCATCTTTCCAAAAGTCGTCATTCGATTCGGGCCAGTCGATATCCAGTTCAATAGCAGAGCGCGATGCCTGCCATATCACCCAGGCAAACTCTTTTAATTCATCGTCTCCCGTGAACTGGCTTTTGTCTTTTGACCACCAGTTTTCAAACTGTCGGTAGCTATCGTTCACTTCCCTCTCCCCCAAATAAAAAGGCCTGCGATTACCAGCAGGCCTGTTATTAGCTCAGTGATGTAGATGGTCATCTTTTAACTCCATATACCGCCAATACCCGTTTCATCGCGGCACTCTGGCGACACTCCTTAAAAATCAGGTTCGTGCTCACCTTTCCTTCCCGTTCTTCCCTGGTAGCAAACCGGTAATACACCGTTCGCCAGACCTTACCATCAATGACAAGGATTCCTGCCCGCGCCATTTTAGCCGCAGCCTGATTTATACTGGTTACGGTTGCGCCTGTTAGCGCGGCAACGTCCGGCGCACAGAAGCTATTATGCGTCCCCAGGTAATGAATAATTGCCTCTTTGCCCGTCATACACTTGCTCCTTTCAGTCCGAACTTAGCTTTAATTTCTGCGATCTTCGCCAGAGCCTGAACATGATTTAGAGGTCTGCCGCCCATGACAGGAAGTTGTTTTACTGGTTCAGGAATCACCTCACCACGGTTAATTCTCGCAGTCATATGGACAAGCTCATCTGCGGCCTTGCGCCGTAATTCCGCGTCAGTCAGCGCATTGGCCCGCATGTTCTGGTACAGGTTGGTAACCAGCCAGTAGTGCGCGTTCGATTTCCACGGATAAGACTCTGCATCCGGATACAGGCCTCGCTTCCGGCAATACTCGTAAACCATATCAACCAGCTCGCTGACGTTTGGCAGTCCGGCGATAACGGATGCTTCTTCCCG